GTAAGGTTATTAGGATTCCCCCTCGCTAAGTGTCACCTTTAAGCGTTACGCAAATATTGTATCCAGGACTCGACATACCTCTCGTTTATATCAAAATGCTTCGCAAAGTATATAAACTCAAACAACGCCGCCAGCAAATCATTCTTTATGTGCCAAGGCTCATCCGCTTTCTCATCCCTCCACTCGATAAGTTCCGCCTTCGCTTCACTTAACGCCGCCAGCTTCCCTTCTCTATCCTTGACGGACCACTCCAGGATCATACGAAACCACCAATCAAGATCAGCAACATATGAATTTGACATTAAACAAATAAATAGATGACCCGATACGTCCAAGCCCAATTTCTTCAAGATATCAGTCACTTGATGTGCACGATCTGAATTTATCCTCAAAGTCGAAGACATCAACCTTAATCCAATAAATCTGCATAATGAAAGATCCGGAACTGGACTCGTTAACGCATGATAGAAAATGACAGCATAGTTCTCCGCCCAACTGGGGTCATAGTTCATAGTTTTTGGAAAATCCTTCGGATGCTGCCACATCAGAAACAGGATTGCTCCATTCCCGTCGAGCACTCGTCGATTCTTCTTCGAAAAGCGTAATGTAATAAAATTCCTATTAACCGGGACATCATCATATGTGAAATTCTGCCTGTTCGAAACCCACAGGGTAGAGATAAAACTTTTTTCAACTACTCGATATACATCATGCATAAACGCAACATTCCGCATATTTGTCAAGTAAAAGAGATCCGCTCTCGTTCTCTCGTCGCCATCCGTTAACCCATCAGCGCGCTCAATATGTATATCTTCATATAAAGATCGTTTCAACAACCGCCCTACATCCTCTCCATGATACTCTTCAACTAATCTTCTCGCAACTTCCGCATCGATTTTCCGAGCGTACGCTCTTGGTATGTGTTTCCTTTCGACGTGTGAATATCCGTCCAAACGCATGAGATTTCGCAGCTCATACATCGTTATTGGAGCCCCGGGCTGTGGTATTAGCCAAGAGCTCCTGCAAATATATTCATCACTCTCTTCTGGTATTCGATGTTTAATCAAAGCTAAAGCAAAATCTGCACACAACGCTTCCGCGATGTTTTCACCATTACGATCCTCCTTAAACCTCTGCTTCTCCCACTCAATTGTCCCCTTCAGCCCATCTGCACTCACATCCCAGATCAATAATCGCTCGACCTCATCGCGCATTAAATAATGTTTCAAATCACGCGCAGACACAACTTTTTCTCTTACAACCTTTACATTAGCGTACGATGTTTCCGGAGCGATTGGATCTATGCATATCCATTTAATTCTGTCAAACCGCTTCCTATCTCTAGACGCGAATTGTTCAAGTGTTTTTAAATCACCACATCCGACATAATACACTTCATCCGCACTATATATAATGTAATCAAGCATACTAACTAATTTCTTATCGGTTGGTCCATCATCAACATCCCGCCACCATCTGTCTGGATGATCATACATTGGAGCAGCTTTAGGCTGGCCTTTCACGACGTGTCTCTTCGGATCCGCATAACTCAACGTTTCCGCCTCACTTCCGTGTAGAACGGTCACGTGTTGGAAAGCATAAGCCCTTAACATATTCCCGAAACTCTTCCTTAACGTTACCCTTCTTCTGCCAATTAACGTTTCGAATCTCTTCATATCATACTCCTTTAATTCTTTTTTCAAAATGAATATGTCGGGCGAAATCGTGCAATCCTTCAGCCTGATCTTTCTTTTCGTGCTTATAAACAAAAATCTATGCGCGCGTAGCTGCCGCACCGACCATTGCTCAATTTTTCCAATTGCGTATGTGTCACACGCCATTCTGCCCCTCTCTAACCATAATGTATTAAGATCCTTAATTCCATCAAGTTCCCACTTCGGAAGGAAACTATCTTTGAGTAGGTATTCGATCTCCTGCGTAACATACAATATTGCGTAAGGTTCCATCCTAAATAAAC